CTACAGTTATACGTACGACGGTGCGAGCGGAGGTAGGACTTCAAGCGCCGATGATGAGGATCACACAGACATCCCTGAGTACAAGCTGCGCGTCACCCAGGCTCGTCGGAAGGAAGGTGACCCGCCACTTGGGAAAGGAGAGTCCCACGCGGAGATCGCGGCGAAGCTCAAGCAGGGCATCAGCGATGCTGCTGATCTCTGTAAGGACAAGCCCTCCGTGTGCGCAGGGAATCTCGGCATCTTGCGGGAGGACATGCCTCAGTTTGATGCCGAGGCGAACCCAGATGTAGTAGAGGAGTACCTTCAGGAGTTCCGCGACGAGGGCGTCAAGGTTACTTCAGGTACCACGATGAAGGTGGGGAAGCTGAAGGCGACCCAGCAGGAGATCAAGACCTCCAAGTCTTACGGCATGGCCGAGTCACGTAAGAAATGGGAAGAGTCGATGGCTGCGGGCAATCACGGTATGTACGACTCTGGTGGCAAGTTCGGGATGACCGATTGGCACCCTGCAAAAGATGCAGTCGTTGTGAGCGCGGACGGATACATCCTAGACGGTCATCACCGCTGGGCGGCGATGATGATCGCCAACCCGAACGCTTCTATGCCGGTCCACGTCGTGGACGCACCCATCAGAGCACTGCTCGCGAAGTCGGAGAAGTTCTACCGCGAAGGTCGAGGCGTGAAGAAGGCGGGCTTTGCGGCGGAGTCGATCGGGGTCAAGAAGTCGATGACCACAGGGCAAGTGTGGGTGACCGCTCGCTGGCATGAGCGCATCAATAGGTTGATCAAGAGCGCGAACGCGCGGATGGCTGCGGGCGACGAGTTCGACGCATTGAGGAGGTTCTGATGGATGAGTTTGACGCACTGCTGAAGGCGGGCGGAGCCTACACAGGCAAAGGCAAGCGCTCGGGCTCTCCGGGTCACTACAAGTACGACTACAGCGATCGTCAGCGTTACGATAACGATAGGCGCACTGCTCAAGCTGAGGTGGATGCGACCAAGGGAAAGCGCAAGTTGAGTCCTTCATCGTTCAAATGGGACGATATCGGGTACGGGCAGTTTCAGGGTAGGAAAGGCGCCTACAACGTCGGGTGGAATCCTGGCGATCAGTGGTTGCAAGTCGAGCACTCCAGCGGCGCGCTGTACGACACTACGGATCTCCATGAGGGCACCGATGCCTCCGAGTTCGTCACGGCGGATGTGAGCACGCAGCGGAAAGCCGAAGCGGTTGCCCGCAAGTTGATCCGTCTGGATGCTGGTGACGAAGAAGAGCCGATGGTCAAGACTCCTGGTAAAGAGGAGTGGACTCGGGGCGGTAAGGTCGTCAAAAGGCTAGCGAAGCCTGGAGCAACATCAAGAGCATCTGAGATGTCGAAACTCACGCGAGCGCGAGCGAAGCAGGTGCCGTTTGAGAGCTTCTTACAGATCGCACAGAAGAAGCCGAAGGAGCCGATGGTCAAGACTCCTGGTAAAGAGGAGTGGACTCGGGGCGGTAAGGTCGTCAAAAGGCTAGCGAAGCCTGGAGCAACAACAAGAGCACGCAGCACATCGACGCCCGGCCGCGGAGCCCGCGGACCTAAGGGTAAGCTGGGATGGACGACCGGGGGGCCTGACGGTGAGGGGACTCGTCACGCGATGCCCGATTTTACCAAGAAGGCAAGGAAGAGCATGACTGACCCTGTAGAAGTGGAGAAGCTCACCAAGGGGCTTCACGAGTTCCACATCAGCCCTGGACAGAAGGGGGCGAAGCTCCCTGATGCTTACCTGCAAGACTACCTCGATGCGTTCATCGAAGAAGCATACGAGCATGAGTACAAGGAAGAGCGCCACCGCTCTCCTCGTCTCGAAGGTGGCGACCCGTACATGTATCTCGCGAGGTGCGTCTACAACGAGCTGCTCATCTTCGCGGTACACAATGAGAACTTGCTGCGAGCCATCAAGAAGTTCTCCATCAGTCAGCCGTCGTACGTCCTCGGCCGACTCACTGCGATGAATCTCTGTCGAGTGAACTCGGAGAACTACGAGGCAGAGCACCAGGGACAGGTTGGAGGCTACCACCCTGAGAAGGTGGAGCCGCTCTCGCAGCAGAGCCCTGAGGGCTTCACGCGCTCCATGGACACCGTAGCGGGTGCGGTGCAGCGCGAGGAGCAGGAACACAAGATCCGGGGCGGCTCGGGTGTGTTCTCGGACGGGCCTGTGATGGTGCGCCTCGACGACCACGACTCGATCGATCCCTTCGTCGCGCTCAAGAAGAGCATTGACTCTCGGCCTGACGCTCTCGGGCGCAAGTTCGTGCTCGATCAGAACGAAGTGTGCGGCCCCACCATCGACGCTCACTGTCTCATTCACGGGATGAAAGATCTCACGAAGTCGATGAACCTCGGAAACGTCTTCGCGCACTGCACCTGCCCGCACGCTGAGGGGTGACCTGTGGGGATTGTGGATGATGCGAGAGCGTTTCTCTCGAAGGCTCTCACGGGTGCTGCGGGTGCGGTGCAATCGGGCGACGAGGAAGAGGACATCTCCTTTGAGCAGATGCAAGATGCTCTTGCGGGCAGTGGGCTAGCGGAGCCCACAGACGAGAAGCCTCGCGCGCTCTTCCACGATCCTTACTCTGTGATGGACTGGGGCGGGTGGCGCGAGCGCCCGTCCGTTCTGACGTATGACTCGCTGCGCATGATGGCGCAGAAGAACACCGTCATCGCTGCGTGCATTCAGGTGCGGACGAATCAGGTCGCTCAGTTCGCTCGTCCTCAGCAGGGACGCTACGACAAGGGATACAAGATCGTGCTCCGTGATCGTCGCGACAAGCGGCGCATGATGAGTAAGATCGAAGCGTCTCAAGCGGCAGAGATCGAGCGCATGCTGGAGACGACGGGCTTGCTCAGAGAGGACGAGAAAGCCAGCGACCGGGACTCTTTCAAAGACTTCCTGAAGAAGGGCGTCCGTGACATTATCATCTACGACCAATGGTGCTGGGAGAAAATCCGAGACCGCGTAGGCAGACCGTCGCGGTTCATCGCTCTACCCAGCGAGACCATCCGGCCTGCCGTCGCGGACATTGAGCACATGGATCCGGCAGAGATGCGCAACCGCGTCTCGCACGTCCAGGTGTACGAGGACACCGTGATCGCCGAGTTCTCGCCTGACGATATTGCGTGGTGCATCATGAACCCGCGCTCCGACATTCGGTCCAACGGGTTCGGCTTCAGTGCGATCGAGCAGCTCACCAACATCGTTACTTCATGGCTCTACGGTCTCGACTACAACACGCGATTTTTCACCCAAGGCTCTGCGATCAAAGGCGTGCTGAATGTGAAGGGCGCGATTCCTGATCGACAGCTCAAGGCGTTCCGTCGGATGTGGTACGCGATGGTCGGCGGGGGAGTTCAGAACGCGTGGCGTACGCCCATCCTGAACTCAGACGACATTCAGTTCGTTCCCATGCACTCCACAAACCGTGAGATGGAGTTCGCAAATTGGATGGATTTCCTCACCAAACTCATCACAGCGGTGCTCGGTATGGATCCGATGGAGATCAACTTCATCTTCGGGAACACAGGCGTCTCCTCTGGACTCAATCAGTCGCGACCAAACCAGGAAGAGGTTTCCGAGTCGAAGGACAAGGGACTTCGCCCGCTCATGGAGCACATTGCGGACTCACTCAATCAGCATCTCATCTGGGAGATCAATCCTGACTTCGAGTTTCAGTTCGTAGGTCTCGACGCGAAAGCGGAAGAGGTCGAGCGACAAGCACACATCTCTGAAGTCACAAACTTCAAAACGGTCAACCAGATCCTTCGTGAGCGCGACGAAGAGCCTATGGGGCCTGAGGGCGACGTCATCCTGAATCCGACCTGGGTGCAGTGGGCGCAAGCTCAGCAGCAGGGAGGAGAGGGCGGGCCGCTCGGCGGCGACGGTGGCCCTATGAGTGAGCTTGGCGACGAAGACGAGGACGACGACGATGCCTTTGGCGGAGGGGACTTCGCCGATGGTGACGAGGGATCGCCAGATGATGGCAGCTTCAACCCAGATCCAGTCATGGGCAAATCTCTCGCCCTCCTCTGGGAGACGGAGCGCTTCGTGGATGAAGAGCTGAAAAAGGCGCACGTGAGTCGCAAGGTCAAAGGCGACCGACAGATCATCGACATTACCTTGCCGGGAGGCGACTGATGGGCGTACGAACAAGAGTGAAGCTCTCCGTTGAGGTGGGGCCAGAGAACAGCTTGGACGACTGCCTCTTCGAGCGGGATCTTGAAGAGCTGCTCGACACGATGGAGGATTCCAACTCGCAGACCTTCGAACTCTCGGGCGGAGAGGTGGCGCGTTCGATCAGCCTTGGGGATGTACAGGACGTGCGCCTCATCTACATCGAAGCGGACGCCGAGATCAATGTTTGGTTCGGAGGTGTCGCGGCTACTGCTGCGGCAGTGCTCGGAGTGGGTGGAACCTATCCCACGACCTTCGCCGGGGGTGAGACGTTCATCATCACGGTTGACGGCGTAGCGATCACTGTGACGTTCACGGTAGCAGCCCAGCTCATCGCAGACACGGTCAACGAGGTCAACGCAGCAGCGGCGCTTCTAGGGATCGCGCCCATTGCATTCAACGTGGCTGGTCAGCTCCAGATCAAGAGCACGACCACAGGTGTGCTCTCCACGGTCTTGATCGGTGCGGGCACAGGTAACGCAACGCTCGGGCACACATCGACCACGCTCAGCACAGGGACGGACCCGTTGCCTGCTACGAGCCCGATCACCCTGCTTCGGATGGCTAATCCTGCGGGTACGAGCGTGTCAGGACTCAAGGCGTTTCTCCTCGCGTCGGCGAGAGCCTCAGCAGTCTTCCTCACCAACCCGGATCCAACGAACGCGGTTCGTGGGCGCTTCTGCCTGGTCGGAGATCTTGTCGCGACGTAATGGGTGATGAGGATCAACGGGACGAAGAGGGAGCACACGGCGCAGCAGATTCGTGTTGAGGCTCCGCTAGGCGTAGACCGCCTCACCATCGCTCAAGCGATCGTGGGGCGCGATGTGCTTTTGAAGGCGGAGCACGTCGCTCCGATCCATCGCAATCCCTTTGAGCGCTGGCTAGTGATGCGCCAGCTTTTCGACAAGGTGAACGACGCATACGGGAAGAGACTCGATCGTCTGGTCGCGGAGATTGGCGCTTACATCGAGAAGAACATCCTCCAAGGGGAGAAGCTCCAGAAGGCGGAGACAGTCGTCGACCCTGCGCATCTAGATAAGATCGCGCAGATGGTGATCGATCATCACGCTGAGTTCGTTGCTGACTTCGGAGGCGCGAACACGAAGGCCGAAGTAGCGCGGCTCGTGAAAGAGAAGAAGCTCCCCGAGAAGTCGATGGATGCTGTCTTCGATTCGTTCACCTATGGGCTGCTCACTGGGCGCATCGCCAAGCTCGACACGGCCGCGCGCACGAAGAAGATGAGCTATGTGAACTTCACACAGCGCAAGAAGCGCAAACCGTTCACGCTCACCGAGCGCATGAAGAATGCTGTGAAGTGGATGAAGCGAAACGCGGGTGAGTACATCCGCAACTACGGCAACAAGATCGGACACGAACTCGTCGCTGTCATGGGTGAGATGCGAAACGATCAAAAGCAGTGGCGACAGATCGCGAGCGAGATTGGTCACCGCACGGGGAAGTGGAAGACGGATCTCAAGCGCATCGCAGCCACCGAGACGCAGCGCGCCATGCAGGAGGGCTACTCGGAAGGTCTGAAGGAGAGGGAGGGCGATCCAAAAGGCATCCTCGTCATAAAGCTACCCAACCCTGATGCGTGTAAGAACTGTGTGAAGCTCCATCTCACGGACGGACGAGGCTCTACTCCGCGAGTTTTCACGCTCGCCGAGCTAGAGAAGAACGGGACGAACTTCGGGCGGAAACAGCGCGAGTGGAAGGCGGTAGTCGGAACCGTACATCCTTGGTGCGCATGTGAACTTCGACATCTGCCTCCGGGCTGGGGCTACGAGCGCACTCCTCCTAAGGACAAAGGATGGGAGAAGGTGCCGCGTAAAAAGGCGTGGAGGAAGAAGACCAAAGGAGTGTGGGAGTATTGGTCGCCTCGGATGGTCCCGGAGTCGCTACGTCGAGGGCTCGCGCTCAGTCGCGACCTGATGAAGGCAACGATGACTTATGGCGACAGCGTACCAGAGAAGGGGGTCGCGATTCGTGTCGGCGATCCGCTCATGCGCCAAGCGATTGAGGAGGTGCTTTCGGATACACCCTCACAGCTCTTCGACAAACAGATCGGCGTGACGCTGATCACGACCGACATCCCGCGTCCAGGCGTCGCTCTTGATGAACACGATCTTGCATACTGGACAGGCAACGAGATCCGAATCTCGCAGACACTTCCGTATGACAAGGTCCGCAAGGTGATGCGTCACGAGCTGGGTCACGTGCTGAACGTGCATCTGATCAACAAGTGGGGCGGCGAAGAGCCAGTCATCGCCTGGCACAAAAAGCTCTTCGACGTGGCGAAGGAAGAAGGCTTCATCTCGAAGTACGCGGGGACGCTTCCGATCGAGTGTGCGGCCGAAGCCACTAGGATGTATCTCTTCGAGCGTGAGCGATTCATGCTGCGCTACCCGAGGCAGTTCGCCATGCTTCACGAAGCCTACCGTGATGTGTTTCGACCAGACCCTAGGGCAAATTTGCCACAGGGTCTAGAGAAGGGCTCAGGAGGTGCGTACACAGGCAAAGGCAAGCGCACGGGCTCTCCGGGTCACTATAAGTACGACTACGATGAGCAGGCCCCTCAGAAGCCGAAGGTTGCGAAGGCGCCGAAGGCATTGAAGGAGCCGAAAGCCAGGAAGGCGGAGCCTTGGGACTGGTACTACAGTCGCCGAAAAGAGCGACACATCGCTCGCCGTAAGCACGGTGACGCTTTGTGGGAAGTTATGTTCGATGGTGAAATGGCTGATGTAACTCTCAGAAACGGTTTTGGAACCAGCGATCCTGGTGCGTACTATGAGTACCAAGATCTGAAAACTAGAGCACAGGCTGAGAAATGGGCCACGCAGACAATCAAGGATCTGACGCTTCTTGCGGAGAGTAGAAAGGGGGCTGTCGATGAAGCGCCTCGTCTGGCGCAACGCTACGGGGAGCCGCCCAAAAAGAAGATGGAGCGTCCCTCTAGCGAGGAGTCGTGGCGCGATAAGGATTGGGCAAAAGCCTCATGGATCGATGTACAGCGGGTTTTGTACAACAACGATACCGACGTTGACTCATTTGTCGATCACCTGAGAAGTCAGATCACAAACGCCAAGAAGATCACCCCTGCGCTCACATCGATCCATAGGGGGATGCTCACCGAAATGTGGATCGCACCTTCCGCGAGTGCTTTCGGCCAAATATCCCGGCAAGGCGCCGGGGAAGCCATAAGCTCTGCTATTTTCGACCAAGATCTTCCTCAGACCGGCCCCGCTAAACGAGCGGTACAACATCTAGAGATGAACTTTGGACCGAAGTGGGCTGAAGCGATGAAAGCTGTTTACGCGGAGACGCAAGCCTCGCTGCGAAAGAAGGGCACGAAGAAGACGGCAGTCTTTCGAGGCGTCCTAGGGAAGTACAGTCAAGGACTGTCGGATCGGGGCGCCGCCTCGGAGGTAGGGGTGTGGGGCTTGTCCTCCTGGTCTACGACGCTAAGTGTCGCAGCTTCTTTTGCGGAGGGAGGGCGTGTACTGGCTGGTTGGATTCCCATCGAGAACATCCTTTTTGATCATCGTATTCACAGGGATCTGGATGACGCCGGGGAGGATGAAATCGTGGCAGTGTTTGAGACACCTAGCATCGAGATCCGCAGTTTTAGGCCAGCCGAAAAGAACATCGCTGCGCAGTTCCAAAAGCTACAAGGCAAGGCACGGCCGATGCTTCACGTGGACGAACTACACCCGCATTGGCTGACCACAGTCCGATTGGCGCGCGGGAAGCTGAAGAGGGGCGGGCAGTGACCCACTACAAAATCCATCAACTCGCCGATCTTGTGAAGGCCCGAGGACCGAAACCTGGCGGCGGCGGATGGACTCCTACGCCCATGGGTTGGAAGCGCCCCACAGGGAAGCCGAAGAAGGGTAAGCCCACCAAGTGGGAATACGGGGGCTACGGGACGCCTGAGGTGCCTCCTAAGGCCCCGAAGCGCTCGGAGGAGCCTCAGAGGCGTCCGTCGCTTACAGAGCGTGTGAGCGCCTCTGGGGCTCGTTCCTTCGACCCGTCCAAAAAGAAGGCGAAGCGTCCCTCTCCTCATCGAGTGGAAGGGAGACCGATGGAGTCCTTTGCCTCGACTGCTCCGAAGGGCTCGGCGAAGCATCGGCTTGAGTCGGGAGAGTTCTCCCTCATCAAGAAGCGGAGCTACTCGCGAGACGCAGACAAGGGCAAGCGCTCCCGCCAGGTGTGGGCTCCCAACGTGGACGATCAGACCAGGATGGAGTTGATCGAAGCCTATCAACCACTCATCAAGAAGTGGGCGAAGAAGCTGAGCAGACAGCTCCATCTCCCGTTCAATCGGACGACTCTCCAAGATCTCCAGCAGGCGGGCGCTGAGGGGATGCTCGTCGCGATCGACAAGTACAAGGGAGGGACCGACTTCAATCCTACCCTCGTCGTAAGGGCCACGATGCGTGTCCATGCAGCTTCCGAGTTCCTCGGCTTCGAGGTTCCCGAGAAGCACGCAGAGAACCTCTCCAGGTACATTGCAGCGAGACACCAAGCGTCGCAGAAGCTCGACAAGCCCAACCCGACGCCCGAAGAAGTGCTCCCGTTCTTCGACCTGAGGAAACGTCACCTCCACTCTGGTCTTCCGGCTCACGACAAGTCGCGCCCGCTCGGGAATGACAAAGAGACGGGTAAGATGACCTACGCTACGCTGCGAAATGAGCAGCTACCCGACTTCGACAAGTACACGCTTCCTGAGCATCTCGGTCGGAAGGGTACAGACGACGATGTCTCCGATCGTGTGCGTAAGGATCAGCTCTCCAAATTCGACTGGGCGGAGATCTATCACAACTTCCTCACAGGCCAGAAAGGCTTTTCAGGCTTCGACCAAGACATCATCGCGCCGGGGGTGGGAATCGGGCAGGCGTACAGCGCGGAGGATCGGGCTGCCATTCAGCACGACTTGGCAGGAGCTGCCGACGCCATCACGAGCTTGGGTCCGTTCACGCTGCAAGCCGCGAGCTACCCAGGCGCGAAGAAGAAGACGACATACCGCGTCAAGGATCTCGGCAAGGTGATCTTCGAGCGGTTGATGCAAGACCCAGGGGAAGGGGTCCAAACGCTCGTAGAGTCCATCCCCATCCACAAGCTCAAGAAAGACGGCAAGTGGGAAAGAGTCGGCGACCGGCAGGCGCACGACATCATGACCAAGTTCGTCCACATGGGGATGCAGCGCATTCCGAAGCACGCCGCGAGCGATCACACCAAGCGTCTCCTCACACGGGCGGCGGAGGTTGCAGCTCCTTCGAAGAGGATTCCTCCTGGTCCGAGTTGGGCAGACACCATCCGAGCTGTGGCCGCAGAGTACACACAGAGCGAAGTCAGCAAATACCGAGAGTCCCGCCGTACTGATGATCGCGCCTCTCGGATGAGCGATCAAGAGTTGCGTATCCACATGGCGCAAGGCTCACGCACGGGAAGAGCGCTCAGTGCTGAGATGAGACGATCTATGCTCCGAAGTATGGAAGTAGAGCGCACAGGCCCGACCGCGGGCTTGGCGCGGATCTACAACCAAGAATCGAAGCAGTGGGAGTCCATCAAGGTTCACATGAACCGCCCACGGAGCGCAGCAGATCTCAAGGGTACGACAGGCGCTCGCGCAGGCGTTGCCACTTCCGGCATCCCCTGGGTGACGGGTAGCGGTGCTGAGTCGATCTACGACAACGACCCCAAGGCGATGGCACGTAGGGCAGAGTATTACGAGAGTCCTGGGCGTTCCTGGTTCAAACCTGAGTTCCGTAAGCCGCTGAAGAAGAGTTACGGAAATCTCAGCGAGCGTATGCTGAGAGACCTTCGGCTTTTTCCTAATCTGATGAAGCTACTAATGACCGATGGTCCACCCACCAAGGAGAGGGCTGCCCTCTATCGTTTGGTCGGGCTACTGTAGGGGCGAGATGACTGATCGTGTTTATCAAGTCGGGATGTACAAAGGCAACCGCCTCGTCCCTGCGTTCAAGATTGTACGCCGTCAGGATGGAGGCATTCGCTTCATGGATGTGGTGAAGAGCAGCGATCAAGAGCGCCTTCTCGTGACCGCTCACTTCGGGAGACCCATCCGTGCGATGATCATGGCGGGCCTTGAGCAGCACCGCACAACTTTCGATCCTGGTACGCAGGAGCACTTCGATCACGCGATTCACGAACTACCCGCACCATTCGCACTCATGAGGAAGCCACGATGAGACACGTCATCGACATCAACCGGGCGGGGCTCGAAAGTCTGATCAAAGCGACGCTGGGATCTGTAGGCGCCCATAAGTACATCCGCCGAAAGCGGTACTGGTATAAGGGTAAACTTGCGTGGCGCTACTTCTACCTGGATGATTCGCAGCGGACTCGTCATCAGAAGGAGATCGACAAGGAGCACCGCGGTGCTCACGTCGAGCACTACCTCATCACAGATCTGGAGAAGGTCTATGAGTCGTTCAAGCGCACGCTACCTGCCACAAAGACGTGGACCGAGGAGCGGCTTTCTCAACAACTGAAGACCCGCCCCAAGGTCAAGATGAGTCCTGCGTTCAAGAAGAAACACTTGACGCCATCCCTTGATGCAGAGAAGCACGGACTCGATCCAGAGCGCAACACAACTCAGCGCATCGCCATGGCGCTAGGGATGCTCACGGAGAAGGTGCAGGGATTGGTGGACATCCAATCCATCAAGATCCTCGATTCCTCTGATCACGCGGCAGGTTCCATGTCCGCAGTGTCTATGGAGAAGGTTGGTGCTGGGAATCAGCTCACCCTCACAGCAGATACGGGAGGAAGAGGCATCAACACAGCTCCTCACGGTGATCCTCATTTCGGATCCGCGCTCACGCTCACCGAAGAGCGTGTGTGGCATCAGATCGGGCGCACCATCCTGGACAAGGCGAAGACGGACAAGCGACTGCTCGCGAAGTTGACCGAGTTCAAGACGATCACATCGACTCCGTCCGTGTTCGATCAGCCTGTCTCTTCCATCGCTGAACAAAACTGGCAGTCTGATTTCGCAGAGTCGTTTGCATGTTTGATGTCGCACCCCAAGCAGCTCGCACATCAGGCGCCTTCTCGTTACGAGTGGCTCGTCGCAAACGGCTTCGGCAACAACAAGCTCCCGAAGAAGGCCGCGGCGATGGAGGAGACTCCTCGCTCGGATTGGGAGTGGTTCGAAGCGCGCAAGCAGACTCGTACGCGCGCGATGTTCGACAAGCTCAAAGAAAGAG